TTCTACGTATGCCTGTTCTAATTCTTCAGCATTTTTATATTTACCGGCAAGGAGTTCTCCCTGCTCTTCAACTATCTTCTCCCCAACCTGTAAAGAGTCTTGCTCTTCAGCTGTTAGTTCGGTAGTTGTTTCATCAGTATTAACTGTTAGTGTTTCTGCCATGTTTATTCTTCAGGTGGTGCTTCTTCCTGTGGTAGTAATTGTTCATTTTTAGTAGGGTCCATTAACGGACTACTAGCCATTTGACCAGCTTGATCTACCATTGATTGCTGTGCTTGAGCTTGTTGAGCCTGTTGCATTTCAGCTTGTATCTGCTCTTCAGTCTTAACAAGATTAAGAATGTCAATACCTTGTGCAGCTGCCAATCTCTTGATAGCTTCTTGTGCACTTATGTATTGCATCAATGCTTCTGGTCCAAGAGTCTGTGCAATTGTTCCGATGAATTGAGTAAGTGATTCTCTATCTTGTCCACGACCTAATGCATTTACACCAGCTACGATAGTAGGTCTGACAATATCTTTAGGAAGTTTTGGAATTTCATTAGATCTTTGCAGAACTAATAATGTTCTATTGAGATAGGGTATAAGGAACTCAACTGTGAGCAATGAAAATATGCCACCCAATTGTTGTTCTAGTTCTAACTGTGTAAGGCGTACCTCTTCAGCTGTAACTCTTTCTGCTTGCCTTATGTTCATAACAAGGAAAGCTTCTAATAACCTTCTCTCTATAGCTGTTGCCATATTTGCAGCCGTTGAGAAATCAGCAGTCTTTCCTACTTGGATTACTGCAACGTCTTCCGGTCTGCCTTGAACGATGGCTCCGTTCCCAGCCTTTGCAATGGTGGCTGGCTTAGTAGTTGAAGAAGGGCTAACCAAAAAGACAACCTTCGAGGCAGCGGCTGCTCCTTCGATGAGTGATTGACTTAAACCATCTAATGATTTGAGATCTCCTAAAAATTCTTCAACTCTTCCACGACCATAGTCTTCTCCATCAACCGTATTGAACCGTAAAGGCAACCAGGGACTGGCTTTCTTAGGTGCAGTACTTCTTGAATCTGGAATGATTTTATCAAATGCTTCCTGATGCCATACCCATCTGCCACTAGGTTTATCTAGCTTGACATATGTATATATGGTTACGTCATCATTTACTGTGGAGCTTTCGTCAACACCCGTATTTGGCTGTGGTTCTGGTAGCTCTACATCCAAAACCTTTCGACTTATAAGTTCCTTTGTAACTATCTCTAAAACGTTACCGTTACCATCTCTATTAACGACATATCTAGTTAAGGGAAAAGTTTTGATTCCATCTTTGTGCATAAAGATAAGTGCATTACCACCAACAATTAAATGTTTAAGTGCTTGATGTATTGCAACTCGATCATTACTAGCAGCTATATAATCCATGATCATTCTCTCCATCTTTGAGAACGAGAGATCTAATTCACTTCTTATCTTTGGATCTAATTCTTCTCCCAACTTATCGTCACGTACCTGTAGCTTGAAGAAGCTAGTTTGTGGAGGTAGTATTGCAAGCATTAATTTTGCTGCAAGAGTTACCACACACTTAGCTCCTACTGACTGCCAAGGTACATCTAATGATTTATGGTTTGGTCTTGATGATATATCGTCATCAATTAAGTAAGGCAACGTGAGTTCAGAACAAGTCACAGCTTTGTCAAGGAACATTTGACGGTCACTAGATAGTCTGTTGTATCTTTCACGTGCGTTCATTACTGAAGACCTCCAGTAGAGGTTCCAGTATTACCTGTATTTATTGAGCCAGCTGCGCCTGAGGATGCTGGGTTCTTCTTAATCCTTAAATCGGATGTACCACCTTTAACACCTTTCTTAGTTCCAAGCTTAGACTGTGCTTCCCTAACGTTAGGGTTAACTGGTCTTACCTCTGCTTCAGGAATAATATCTGGCTGAGGTGGTGGAGTTGGAGCTGCTGGTGGTGGTGGTAATGGTGTTGGGGGTGGTGGTGATTGGGTTCTACTAAAGATACACATTAGATTTCGTCCTCCATTATGGAATGTATATATTCAATTACGCTGGCTTGACCAGCTCGGTACATTATTGTCTGTACATCTTCTTTAGGATGGATAGGTTTCCATCCAAAGTTTTCCTCGAGTCTTACTAGCAGCTTGTCTAACCTTTCGTTGTGAAGCTTAAGAGTATTGAGGGAGATTTGTGTTTGCATGTTCAAAAAATGCTGGCATTCGCGCAGCTTTGGTGGCATTAAATTCTGGTGCTTTACCTTCGTACATCAAACGATCACTAGCATCGAGCCAAAATTTTTTGCTCAAATATTGATCGTCATGTATTTGATTTAAAGGTTGCATGATCCAGTTGATTGTTGCCTTCCTTAGTTTGTCTAAAGAAGGACTTGGTGTAAGACCAAGCTCTGCACATACCAAACTATTTGTTGCTACGTGTATCTGCTCGTCTCTAGATATATCTGCACTAACAGTTCTTAATCCAGCATCACCATTGAATCTAAAGAAAGGTAAGACGACAAAAAATATTGCCCTCTCAATTACCAATGCTTTTAAAATTGTGTGATCTGGATGAGCTATCCATGCATCTCTAAGGCGTAATGCCTCGGCTTCAGCTTGATCATCTACGCCTAGAGCGTTAGCGATATATCCAAGGGCTAAGTCGTGGTTATCCTCATCCTTTACGTTTGATTCCAGAAGTTCTCTACTTTTCGCTGGAATCTCAGAGAGTGAATCAGATATAAACGAGCCAACTGGACATTCCATATTGCGTATAGCGAGAGCACGGAACACGGTTTCTTCTGCTCCATATTTGACTAATCCTTTAGTGGTTTGGACCGGTGTCCATTTTCGTTTTCGATTTAATAATTTTTCGTAGGGGTTCATTGTTGACAGTCGCAATTAATCTCTTCAGGTTTGTTTGCCATTATGTCTGCCAAGTAATCGTCAACTTCTGACTGATCTAATGCAGCGTATGCATCAGACTTATCTTGAGTGTCGCCCATTACTTGTAAGGAATAATAGAGCGAAGTCTGTGGACTTTTCAGCCACTCTTCGATAAATGCTTCATCGTAAGTCACCATGTCACTCCAAGAATTGAAGCTATAGCCATGAAGCAAACCAGTTCTATCAAGCATGATCATTATTTGATCTGCTACTTTTTTATATGTCTCCCATCCAACTTCGGATGCGATTTCTACGTCACCATATTGTACTTGTTCTACCCCAAACTCACCTGAATCCCTGTCAACAGTTCTTGCTATAGGCGGTGCGATCTCAGGAGTTGCTGTGTAGCCATTGAGATCTCTACTTCTATATGAACAACTTGCTGTTGGAGCTATGGCAAATGCTCTCTGCATGTTGTTCTCTCTTGCTATGTTCGCTGCTTTTAAAACGCCCAAGTAAAGTTCACGAGCAGCGAGACCCGCATAACCTTCGTAGCTTCTGCCCTCATTGATGGCTTCCAAAGCTTCGCCAAACTGGGCGTAAGTTATCTTGTTGTTTGCAAGAAAATTAGCTAGACCTAACAGTCCAAAGCCTACTTGCCTGTCGACATCTGGTGCAAGATACTCTCCAGATTCTCCAATCCCTGTCCGACTATGGAGTTCACACAAGCTGGACATGCCTGTACTGAAACACGTTTGTATGTCGCCGATTCGACAGGCAGCGAGATTGGCATGCTGTAACAAGCAGGTCCCACGTGAGGGCAAGTAAACCTCAAGACAGACGTTGGAGTAGATTCGTTGTTTTGTTTTTCCATCATATTTTATTTTGTTGAGCCAAATGTCTCCTTTTCCAATGCCTCGTAGAATTGCTTCCTTTGTTCCAGCGTCTGTATTAGCCCACCTTTCTGGGGTGAGGTCCACACATCTTTTAACCCATGGGAGTTCTTGTCTGGAGACTTGCACGAAGTCAAGAATATCGGCGTGATCAATATCAAGGTGTAAAACACAGGCACCATTGCGGTACGTGCCACCCCTTCTAAGTATTTCATTTAATGTACTGTAGATTTTTGCGAATGAGACTGGTCCTGATGCAACGAGAGTATCAGGTCCTTTATTAGTTTTTGTTCCTGCCGGTCTAAGTTTCGACAGGTGGACTGCGACTCCAGCTCCAAAGCGTAGAGCATGGCTAACAAAACGCCAGCTTGCTTCGATTCCATTTGGTCCCTCCATTGAGTCTTCAACGTTGAAGATTGTGCAACTTACGGGTAGACGTGATGTTGGATTGTCAATCCATGCTTGGACTCTTCCGGTCCTAGCTATGATGTTTGGTTCGGTATTCGATTTCATTTGATAAGTAGTGGATAGCTTTTTTTAAATCTTCTATGTGGTTATCTTTATAGCCGGCTCTACAGGTATATTTGATGACGTTTCCTAAGTGAAATCCGAGTCCTTGGTCTCTAATAAAATCCCAAACATCAATGGAACCTCGTCTGTAGTACGAGGGTCCGTGGTCGTTGGTGGTTTCGGCCATTTATTTATAAGGTTTTTAATACAATTTGATAGAACAAATGCTTGTTCTTGGAGAGCCATCATCACAATAATGATGTCCTCTTTTCTGGTTTCTGGTTTAGCTAACTGAATTTGCAGCTGTCGCAGTTTTAAATCTTGTTCCATCGTCAATTTTGTAATCGGCGGTGGCGGTCCAAAGGATTGGTTCTTGTTTTTCTGAGTCATAATCATCAAAAGTTAATATTCTTGCGAGCCTTGCATTAGTCAACGCATCTTCCTCAGTCATGCCTTTCTCTTCAAAAGTTTCTACAACA